TGGGTCGGGGTGCTCGGCAGTCGGCTGGTGTAGATCAGGCCGTTGGAATCCAGCCCCGCGACCCCGTTGACCTGCTCACGCTGGACCGAGGCCGCAGCAGATTCGGCATCATCGGCATGGCCCTCAGCGGCAACGGCGGCAGCATTGGCCTCGGCCAGCGAGTCCTCGACCAGCTGCACATAGTCGTTGGCCGCGGTGCCCGGGTCCGATGGCACCTGGATCGCGGTGGCCAGGTCGATCCCATCTGAGATGTTGGCGATCGGCACCGAGATCGAGTAGCGGCCCCCGCCAGGGAAGTTCTCCTGTACCTCCCAGGTGAAACCGCGACCGTCGATGTCCATGTCGTCGGTGGCTGGCAGCTCCGTGTACAGCTTGCCGTCCCTGGGGTTGATGTCGGCAGTGATCGGACGACCGATGATCGTGGTCTGGGCCTGACCGTCCACGAACCGGGTCGCCATCGGAGTGAAGGTGACAGTGCCGATGATCGGCAGCCCGTCGGTGCCCATGTAGTGCCCGCGCACGGGCACCAGGTCCCAGTTCTGGGAAGGACTGGTCACGATCGTAGTGCTAGTCACGGTTCGTCCTCACGGGGTCGGCGGGTTCTGGACCAGCTCCCTGAGGTCGTAGCTGTTTCCGCTCTGGGAGACCACGATCCTAAAGTTGCCGGCCGGTGTCTCGACCAGGTAGTGCCACGGCACCTGATCGGTGTCAGTTGGAGTTAGAAGGGCGGTGAACCCGCCAACCTCCAGTTGAACTGTAGGAGCAAGGCAGGCCCAGTACTGACCTTCATCGCTCACCCAGAGCCGCGAGGGAGTGAACCTGACCCAGCCCTGGACCGGCCTCCCGCCCTGGGAGAACGATCCGGTGACCATGCAGATCTTGGGCATGACTCACTCCGATGCCCACGGCGGTGGGTTGGCAGGATCCTCGGGGGTTTGCTCTGCAGGCGTAACTGCAGGTGGTGCCCCAGTGCCCGGTCCGGTCGGCTCAGGCACTGAGGTGTTCGGGGTGACCAGGGCTCTGGTCAGGAGCGCCAGAAGTGCCGCGACCACGGCCATGATCGAGCCCACTTGCTCCTGAGACAGGTTGACTCCGAAGGCCAGCAGCAGGGCGAGCACCGTGGTGACCAGACCGCTGATCAACACCGGCTCGTTCTTCAGCACATTGCCCTGGAAGACACTCACGAGAAGATCAGGTCCTTGGCACCTGGATTCTTGTCCAGGATCTTCTTCCCGCGCGTGGTGGTGGACAGCTCTCGAGCTCGCTTCTCCACCGCGGCCATGCCCTTGTTCAGCTCGAAATGCATGCCATCGGGTCGGTTCTTGTAGTCCCCTCCCCAGCGGATGCAGCCTTCGTAGAGCTTCAGCCGCTTGTGGATCTCGTCGATCTCGGCCTTGGAGAAGGTCTTCGAGGTGGCCACTCCCATCGGGTGCTGGGTGGCGTTCAGGTCGATCGCAGTGCCCGAGGCGTGGTTGGAGATGAACGAGCTACCGCGGACGTTGCGAGCTGCCCACCCCCAGTCGTCGTAGGTTCCTACGTCGAGACGCTCGATCTCCTCATCGAACCAGAGCGCGATGTGGGCCAGCAGGAAGCCGGCCGAGCCATCACGTGCCTTGAGCTTGCGATCGACCCCAGGCAGTACCCAGTTCCGCAGCCTGGGCGGCTTGCCGGTGGTATCACCGTCCAGGACCAGCCATCCGTTGGAGGAGGTGGCCATAGCTAGGCTCCTTCTTCTTCCTCAGCCTCTCCGTGCTGAGCAACGTCGTCTTCGTTCTCTTCCTCGACCGCCTCGTCCTCGACTTCCTGGGTGTTCTCCTCCGCCTCGTCGGCAGGCAGGAACTGACCCGTGTCCGGGTCGCGCGGGGTCTCGCTCATGAGGTGTGCTCCTCTTCGTCATCCTCGGCGGTTCCATACCCGCCCCGCATCGCGGCCGGCTCGGTCTCTTCACCGGTCTCGTCGCCTGGCAACGGCTCTCCGTCATCGTCGAGGTTGTCTTCGTCATCGGGGTCCAGCGTGGGCACCTTGCCCGCAGCGAAGGCCGCGGCTCGCTCGGCGTCCACCACCCGGTCCGGGTACTGGATCTGACCCGGGATGCCAGCATCAGCGACCTGGGTGTTGTCCTCGCTCTCCACGTTCTCCTGGTTGGGGCTCTCGGTGTGGTCCCGCTCGCGGGCGCGTTCCTTGTCGCTCATATCTCCATCCTCACTTGATTGGCCAGTCACTACAGAGTCTCCTCCCAGACGATGTGCACCTCCCCGCAGCGCAGGTTGGTCGCGGTGGAGACAATCTCGGAGTAGTCCTCAGGGAACGCGGTCGCCTTGGCTGGGTCCTTGCCGTCCAGTCCCAGCCCCTTGATCGACTTGTTCAGGTTGTTGGTGTAGCTGGCTGGCAGGTCGAACCACTTGCCCTGGCCCTTGGCCAGCTCCCCGATCTTGGTGATCTCGTTGCGGGTGATCGCCTGGCCCGTGGGCGGCAGCACGCTGGGCGCGTTGTATGCGGTCCAGAACAGGTAGACGTTGGCGTTGGCCGCACCGGTGTCCACCTCGAGCCCTTCGCGGACCACGTAGATCTGGGCGTTCTTGACCTTGATCGACTCACTGCCCGTGGTCTGGGCCCCAATCGAGTCCACGAACTGGTGGCCGTAGAACCACAGCCCGGTCGAGTGCGGACTGGCCGACTGGATCAGGTCACCGGACACGAACCCCTCGGTGCGCCAGGAGCCAGACTCGTTGGGCTGGAACCGGGCCTCCTTGACCACGATGTTGGGAGCATCCACCGCGCCCTTGGGGACATGGATCGAGGCCTGGTTCACCGTGGACCAGTTCCCATCCCGGTCCAGGGACCAGCCTCCGAAGAAGTAGTCCTTGTCCCCGGTGATGATGGTTCCGGCCTTGGCGTTACGTGGCCACTGCTTGTAGGCGTAGACGCTAGTGTCCTTGTGCGGACCGAACTCGTTGTAGCGCCACTCGCTCCACGGCTCCCCGCCGTAGGTGGCATCGGTGGCTGAGGTGTAGGTGCCACCGAACTGGGTGGTCGGGGGCTTGCCGTCGTAGGTGGTCAAGATCCGGGTCAGCCGGGCATCGGGGTCATGAGAGGCACCAGGCAGCCGGACTCCCACCCGGATCCACCTCGAGACCAGCTTCGAGCCGTTGCGGTCCTCGGTGATGCTCAGCGTGATCTCGGGCGGGTTGGGCGGGGTCACGTCGTAGTCGTAGGCCTGGACCCAGATCCCGGCGCGCTTCACCCAGGCGCTCTGACCCGCCGTCCAGACTCCGTTGGTCTTCACGTAGGGACGCTGAGCCTGAGTCCAGACCCCCTCGATCTTCTGGTGCAGCGCCACAGCAAACCCTTCTCAGACTTGGAAGAACACGTCTCCGTCAGTACCCGACGTGTTGGCCGGCACCGTGGTCCCCGAGGTGATCGCCGGCTGTGGCGGTGGGAAGGCCACCCAGGCGGTGCCGGAGTAGTACCACACCTTGTCGGAGTCCTTGGTGAAGGCGAACATCCCCTCCTCCACGCCCGCGGTGGTGGTCGCGGTGTCCCGCGCGGCCGTGGTCGCGTAGACCCCCATCACCCGCTTCTCGATCAGCTTGGCCAGCTGGGTGATGTCGTCGACCACATCCGGGTCGTCGGCGGCAATCGGGATCCGCCACCCTTGGGCCGGTGTCGTTCCTGGCATGGCTACCTCCTGTACTCAGATCGTCTCATCGCTTGCCACGCGCCCTAGGATTCACCGACGGCGACCCAGTAGAAGGTGGTGGCCGTGGTCGTGCTCCGGCGCATCACCGCAGTGAACCCAGTCGTGGTGGGTGCCCCCGAGATCCACCAGGTGATCCCGTAGGAGGCGATTCCGGTGCCCGGGGTGATGCTCACGATCGGCGGCACCGAGAACCTCCCGACCGGGAAGGTCACTGCCAGTGTGGTGTTGGTGTCCGCCGCGGACGGGGAGAGCACGAACGACCCGGATGCCACCGGTCGCGCGGGTGGAGCTCCAGGAGCGACTGCGGCAGAGCTGTCCGCGACCATGTTC